CAAGCATATTGTTGGTATAAAATTGGAAAAATAGATTCGGAACCAATTTTATCTCCATCTGAAGGTAAGGTAGATAAGGCTATTAGAGACTTCCTTTCATTGAATTCTAAGAAAAAACCGAAAAATGTTACAAGGAAGTAATGTCCTTTAAACTTTCAAAAAAGGAAATTGTAAAAGAAATCCTTAAGAGCGGAAAAGACCCGCTATATTTTACTAATAATTATTGCAGGATTTCACATCCGATGAAGGGCCTTGTTCCCTTTAAAACATATCCATATCAAAGTGATTTGTTAAATGATTATAATGATTTCCGATTTACAGTAATCCTAAAAGCCCGCCAGCTTGGCATTTCGACTATTACAGCCGCATATTGTGTGTGGCTTATGTTATTTCATAGAGATAAAAATGTATTAGTTATTGCTACTAAATTTGCAACAGCGGCCAACTTAGTTAAAAAGGTTAAAAGTATTATGAAAAACCTACCTGAGTGGCTGCAAGTTGCAAAAATATCTGTTGATAATAGAACATCATTTGAACTATCAAACGGTTCTCAAATTAAAGCGGCTTCAACCTCCGGTGACGCTGGTCGTTCTGAAGCTCTTTCATTGTTGGTTATTGATGAGGCTGCACACGTTGAAGGACTAGATGAACTATGGACTGGACTGTATCCCACTCTTTCAACTGGTGGTCGATGTATTGCCCTGTCAACACCAAACGGAGTTGGAAATTGGTTTCATAAGACTTATATTGATGCCGAACATCGAGAAAATGATTTTCACCATGTACGACTTCCTTGGGATGCTCATCCCGAAAGAAATATTCAATGGTTTGAGAAAGAAACCAAGAATATGTCGAGAAGGCAAATAGCTCAAGAATTAGAATGTAACTTTAATACTTCTGGAGACACAGTTATTCATCCAGATGATATTGCATGGGTTCATGGATCGATTCAAGATCCTGTTTATAGAACAGGTCATGATCGTAACTTTTGGATTTGGGAAAAATATGAAGAAGGGTGTACCTATCTTTTAGTTGCCGATGTTGCGAGAGGAGATGGAGCAGATAATTCTGTTTTTCATATTATTAAATTAGATACAATGGAAATTGTAGCGGAATATCAAGGCAAACCAAACCTTGACATGTATTCTCAAATGCTTTTTTCTGCTGGCTCTGAATATGGAAACTGCTTATTGGTTGTGGAAAACAACGGAATTGGAATATCGGTTTTGGAAAAACTAATTACTCTTGGATATCCAAACCTTTATTATTCTATTAAGTCAACTCATGAGTTTGTTGAGTCAGTCAGAGGAGAAACTATGAATTCTGCTGTCGCTGGTTTTACAACTTCTACCAAGACTCGCCCCTTGATTGTTGCCAAGTTAGAAGAATTTGTGAGAAATAAAATGATTAAAATTTATTCAAACAGAACATTCCACGAATTTAAAACTTTCATTTGGCACAATGGCAAGCCGCAAGCAATGCGATCTTATAATGATGACTTAGTTATGTCGTTAGCTATTGGATGCTGGGTCAGAGATACGGCTTTACAAGTCAACAAACGAGAGCTTGAATATAAAAAAGCCATGATTAATTCTATGTATTTAACGAATACAACACTGAATACGACTATAAAAGGTCAAGATGGATATGGAAATGATATAAAAGATAGGCAAAAAGAAGCAAAGAAGCAAATGATGGATTTGCCTTGGATTTACAAGGGATAAATAAATGGCCAAAAGAAATATTAAAAAAGGAAATAGCCCGTATAATGAGGAATCAGGATTATTTAAATCTTTAACAAGATTGTTTTCTGGTCCCATTGTTAATAGAAGAACTCAAACAGGACGACAATTAAAAAGAAGACATCTTGATATTTATTCAAATAAGTTTAGATCTGCTTCTGGAAAACAATTCAAAAAAACTGAATATAATCCAATGAATGTTACAACGATCAATATGATCTCAAACAGAAATAGATCTGAGAGATATGTTGATTTTGATCAAATGGAATATACTCCTGAGATTGCGTCTTCTCTTGATATCTATGCTGATGAGATGACAACATACTCCAGCCTGCAACCAATGTTGAGAATCAAGTGCCCCAATGAAGAGATTAAATCTATATTACACTCTCTTTATCATAACGTATTAAATATTGAACATAACCTGTTTGGATGGTCTCGCACAATGTGTAAATATGGAGACCTATTTATGTATTTGGACATTGACGAGAGTGCTGGTATTCAATCTGTTATTGGTTTACCTCCTCAAGAAATAGAACGTCTTGAGGGCCAAGATGAACACAATCCAAACTATGTACAATATCAGTGGAACTCCGCCGGTATGACACTTGAAAACTGGCAAATGGCTCACTTTCGTATTCTTGGAAATGACAAACATGCACCCTATGGAACTTCTGTTCTTGAAGCTGCAAGACGCATCTGGAGACAACTAACTCTTCTTGAGGATGCGATGATGGCTTATAGAATTGTAAGGGCCCCGGAAAGAAGAGTTTTTAAAATTGACGTTGGAAATATTGCACCACAGGATGTAGAACAATATATGCAGAAAGTAATGACTCAAATGAAGCGTCATCAAGTTGTTGATCCGAAAACAGGCCGAGTTGACTTGAGATATAATCCTCTTTCAATTGAGGAAGATTATTTTATTCCAATTCGTGGAGGAACATCGGGAACTGATATTATTAATCTTCCCGGAGGAGCAATGACGGCGACTATTGAGGACGTTAAATATTTGAGAGATAAACTATTTTCTGCCCTTAAAGTTCCACAATCTTATCTTGCAATGGGAGAAGGCGGAACAGAAGATAAAACAACCCTTGCCCAAAAGGATGTTCGCTTTGCAAGAACCATTCAAAGATTGCAAAGAGTTGTTATATCAGAGCTTGAAAAAGTGGGGATTATTCATCTTTTTACACTTGGCTTTAGAGCAGATGATTTGTTGTCTTTTTCTCTTTCACTTAATAATCCTTCAAAAATAGCAGAACTTCAAGAGTTGGAACATTGGAAATCTAAGTTTGATATTGCTGGATCTGCTACTGAAGGATATTTCAGTAAGCGATGGGTTGCCGAACATATGCTTGGTATATCTGAAGAGGAATTTATTAGAATGCAAAGAGAGATGTTCTGGGATAAGAAGTTTATGGCTGAACTTGAAGCTGCTGGCCAATCTCCTGAAGAAGCTGGCGGTGATCTCGGAGGCGACCTCGGCGGCGACCTCGGTGGAGACCTTGGAGGAGACGAAGGCGGTGATCTTGGAGATCTTGGCGGCGATGAAGCCGGTGGAGAGGAAGAGGAAGAAGTACTCTTGGCTGAACCAGACGCTCCCGCCAAAAGAGATGACGAACAATATAAGCGCGGACCATACAAAAGACACCAGTCTTCTTATCGTAAAGGTGGTATCCGCAAGCAATTTAAAAATATGGCAACAGGTGAGTATGGAAACACCAAAAGAAGTGTCTGGAAAGGTAAGACAGGCTTTGGAGGTCTCGACTCTTTAGCGCGAGGAATCACAGAAAATAAATCTTATAATAACATTGAAGAACAGAAACTATTTACTACATCGAGCGATATTAATAGCCTTTTAGAAAGCTTAACAAAGTTGGAGAAAAAAGAAAATGAAAATGAAACACAATAAGAAAAGAAATACCGCTTTTCTTTACGAATCATTAATAACAGAACTTACAAAATCAATAGTTAAAAACGATAATAACAAAAAGAATAAACTTCTTGAAGTTATAAAAAGGTTCTTTTCTAATGGAACACAATTAAAAGAAGAATTGGATCTTTATAGAGGTATACTTGAATCAGAAAACTTAAAACCAGAGTTTTCTAAAAAATATATTGTTGAGTTAAAAAAGGATTTTGATTCCTTGGATCGAAGAGAAGTTTTTAATTCTCAAACCAAACTTATAGCAGAGATGAATAAAAACTTTTCTAATTCTATTTTTGCTAATTTTATTTCAAACTATAAAAACATCGCATCTGTTGGGCAATATTTTAATTCTAATGGTCTCGATGCAAAACGAAGGTTGATTGTTGAGGAGAAGGTTCTTGGTATTTTAATTTCAAAGAAGCAATCCAAAGAAGAATCAATGAAACACATTGACAACTTAACCTATAAAACCTTTACAAAAACTTTTAACGAAACATATGATAAAACCTTGAGACAAGAACAAAAGGATTTGTTGACAAATTATATTACTTCATTCTCAGACAATGGCCTTGGCCTTAAATCATTTCTTAACGAAGAGATTGGAAGATTGAAGGAAAAAGTAAATCGGTGCTTGTCCGAGGACAAAATTAAAAATAATGAAACGTATTTGAATAACACTACTAAAATTTTAGAAAAACTTGATTCATATAAAAATAAACGAATAACAGAAGATATTGTAAAAGAGGTGTTTTATATCCAAGATTTGGTTCAAGAGGTATTAAAATAATGGCCGATATTAAAGTTAATTTAACTCCAAGCGCAACAAATAACAATATTAAGGTTAGCCTTCCTCCTGATGATATTAGAGTAAAAATCAAAGAACCCCCTCGTTTGATGGAGTTTAACTTAAATTTGAGACGAGCATTAAATGGAGATTTGATGATTTTCGATCATGCTGATATTGATATTGTTGTAATGATGGAAAAGAAAAAGATTGTTGCCTTTGCAAAAGATTTGATGACTGAAGTTGTTTATGGTGCTGAATCAAGATTGTTTGAATTTCTTAAGAAGAAAGGAATCATTGCCTATGATTCTATTCAAGGTGGAAACGTTTATGGATCATTGGAAGCTGCTCTATTAGAGTCTAAAGATTTAGATCCTGTTAAGGCTTCTTTATATGAGATAAGCGAATGGATGAATGATGAAAGGCCATATTTTGAATCTGTTGAGGCTCATGATGAAATGATGGACGATGAGTTATTGAACCCCGAAGATGAAGACTCAACTAACCTTGGTGATATTCCTCATGAAGAAGAGAAAGGATCAATCAGGCAACACAATTTATTTTCACCATATTTATATGGTAGATATACATGGTAAGAGGTAAATAGTGAATTTGAATAATAGTACTTTTCGTATAGCAGACGACTTAAATATAGTAGAATTTGATATGGGAATTGTTTGGTTTGTTTTAGCTGCTTATGGCTTGACACAAATTTTGGTTTATTCTAAAATATTTGAACGTGTTCGCCCCAATCGAGATCAATATGGACTTATTGGATATATGGCTAACTGCACAATGTGCATGGGCTTTTGGGTTGGAATGTTTTTATTTTTCATAAACGGATGGACAGAACTATTTACTTTTAAATATTCCATAGGCAATATGTTTATCTGTGGTTGGCTATCATCAGGCACATCATATATGCTTTCAGCATTGATAAAAGATGAAGGTCTTAGAATCGACAAAGGAGAGAACAATGACACACAATAAGAAATGGATGTTACAACCAGTTCGTCGCTGCTGCTCTGGTTCTTAACTCACACGGGTTGCGCCCGTTTTATTAAAGGAACATTGATTAATGAAGTTAACAACAAAATTATTAAGACAACTTATTAGAGAAGCTATGAATGAATCATCTTGGGACGATGATAGTCGCAATTGGCCTGATGAGACTGACCGCCGTCAAGCGAGGATCGCAAGAATGGCAGCGGATGAAAAAGAGCCTTACGATGACGGTCCAGCAGATAAGTCTCATTATGCCCCTAGAGAAGTAAACGAATTTACAAGCAGTCTCAGCGGCGTTTATGGTGAGCTTAGAAAATTTGATCCAGATTCTTATGAATGGGACTGGAACCAATATAAAGGGATTCCGTATGACGCTTTAAGCAGCCCAGAGGCAATGGATAAGCATATAAATAAAATTTTAAGTCTTTACAAATATGAAGGCAAAATGACACCAGAAGAAATTGAATCTATTGTTAGAAGCTTCCCAGAAATAGAGGCTTTTTTCAGGCCAATATTTGATCTTGCCGGTCGAACCCATCCAGCCGCCACAAATTCAGCTAAAAATCTTGAAGCTATTATGAAAATGAATAGTGATCCCGCTTTTTGGGAAAAGATAAACAGTTATCGCAGCTTGCTCGGCTGGCCTCCAACCACAAACGGGAACAGATAATGACCAAAAGACTTTTAACAGAATTTTATGAATTATGCAAAGATGGCATTTGTCAAGATCTCTTGACAGAAAGAGAGAAAAAAGAAGTTGCCAATGGGGCCCTTTATCTTTCTGGCCGTATTCAAACTTGCGAGAAGAAAAACGGAAACGGAAGAATCTATCCTTGCAAAACATTGAAAAGAGAAATACAAAACTACCAAAAAGTTATTAAAGATAATCGAGGCCTTGGAGAACTAGACCATCCCGACGATTCGGTTATTAATCTAAGAAATGTTTCTCATATGGTAACTGAACTTTGGTGGGAAGGCAATGATGTCATGGGAAAGATTAAAATTCTTGATACGCCCTCCGGTCGAGTTGTTAAGGACCTTATTAAAGCAGGAGTTAAGCTTGGCATCTCATCTCGCGGGATGGGATCGGTCCAAGAATCGATGGGTAATACCATCGTTCAAGAAGATTTTGAGCTAATCTGTTTCGATATTGTTTCAGAACCTTCGACACCAGAAGCATATATCTATCCAGAAAGAGGAAAAACACCCGTTTCAATGTATGAGACGAGAATAAACGAGAACAAAGAAAATATTATTAATAATTTGTTTAAAAAGATTTTAAAGGATTAACAACAGAGTGGTAAATGAAAAAAGATCAATTAAAGAAAAGCTTGAGACCGATAGTTAAAGAATGTATACATGAAATATTATTAGAAGAAGGATTATTGTCAACAATAATTTCCGAAGTGGTTAAAGGAACCTCCGGTGTCCAGCCCATTGTTGAACAGAAAAAAAGACCAACTCGTTCTGTTAATATGAAAAGTAGAGTTGTGACTTCTGACAAGCAGCTAAAAGCATTAGAACAAAGAAAAAAGATGCTTGATGCCATTGGCAAGGACGCATATAACGGAGTCAATTTATTTGAAGGAACAGATCCCCTTTCTTCCGCTGGAGACCCCAATGGGCAATCTGCCCCCGGTCCATTGTCTGGTCAACATCCGAACGATCCCGGAGTTGATATTTCAACATTTATGGCAGGGGCTGAAATGTGGAAGAAGGTTATAGGTAAATAAAATGGCATGTAATGTAAAAATAAGACCAAGAAAAAATGAGCCCGTTTCTAGGACTATAAAGAGATTTATAAAAAAGGTCAAGAAAGAGGGAATTGTAGAAGAGGTCAAAGAAAGGAGGAGGTATCTTAAGCCCTCGGAAAGAAAAAGAAAAGCCAAAAAACGTTCCGATGCGAAGCGAAAGAAAGAATTAGCAAAACAGCAAAAATAAACTACTTATTATGATATTTAATATTTAAAGGAGCGTATAAATGGCATTTTTAAAACACAATAGTTGGGGCAGAACACGAAGCCCAAAAAATATAGCAGGACCTCCGGGAACCGAAATAGTCGCTTTGACAGCGGTGGGTGATCTTTCAGGGATCACTGCTTCTACTTTAGGATACGCTACTGAGAATCAAAGATATCTTCATGTTCTTGTTGAAGAAACGGCAACCGGTGGTGATCAAAATGCCGACCCGATAGCCATTTATGGATATTGTCATGCTTTTCAAAGGTGGTTTGAAATACCGGAATCAGAAGCCGCCGGTCACGGACAAAACACCGTAAGTGCCTTGGCATCAATAGATCCCCCGAATAGTTCTACCACTCCAGCAAATCATGTACCTGCTGCTCGCGCTTATAGGGTTTACGAAATCCATGGCATTGACCGTGTCGCTTTTGTTGGAACCGGTGACTCGGCCACCGAGGTCAATATTTTTGCTGCCGGCAGCACTTTTTAATAGGATTTTTTTATGGGTG